TCTCCCTCAACTGAGTTCTCTCCGTTTCTCAATAATAATGTTTTCATTCTTTCTATCTTGTCGTTCATTCTGAACCATAAACCCAACAATGATAACTTAATGTCCTCTGGTGTTTTTAGAATTGTTCCGACTGCTATATTTTGTGGGCCATAATCATATTGTTTTCTACAAAATAATTCATATTGTTCTGATTGTATTTTCAGGAACTCACCAGTCATTTCAGGATAAGTTCTCTCCATATATTTTACGACATCTTGTGTGTCTACTGCCTCTACTTGTTCTTTTGTAGGTGAATCTTTAATCATCATTTACTCCATATTTTTTTTAGTTGCTTTTCATCTACACCATACTTTGATACGATAGAATATACAACATCTTTGCCCATAATGTCAAGTGTTTTTTCAATATTTTCTGAACTATCTTCAAAATATTCACATAATATATCCATTGCCCAATTTTCTATCTTTGATTTCTTCTTAGATTTTGTGTATCTTAGAAATGTTCTGCTCTTAGGAATTACATTGGTGTAGAATTGATAAACTGATTTAGGTTCTAATTCCCAGTATTGTTGTATTTCATTCACCACCTCAATCCACTCTGGTTTCATTGATAGAAACCTGTGAACCATATAATTTGACCAAGTCTTTTTATCAGCGTCAGAAATATCTTCCCAATAGTTTGGGTTCTGTGAATTTGTAATTTCTTTTATGTGGTCAAATAGTGTTTTTGTTTTCATAGTGAATAACCTTTTAGATATAAATAAATAGTGTTGTTAATCTGTAAAATGTATTTTTTTTAATATTGATTTGTTAATGGAACTCTTTTGTAATTAACTTTGTGTTTCTCATAGTCTATTCCGTCTAAATATAATTCATTAACTTCCTCAGAAAAATTGTATTTGTTTATGTTATCTTTTATGTGAAACTTACTTTTTGTCCCAAAATCTAAATTGTCCGTCTCATCAAATAATTTTTTGTTTCCTTTGGCTACCTTAAAGTCAAAATCAAAATCAAGTTCAAAGTTATCCCCTTGCGATTCAAGATTAAAGTTTAAATTAAAATATGAGTTTCTTGCATTGTATCCTTTAAAATCATCTCTAACTCTAAAATTAATATTACATTTATTAGATATGTTCACCATTAACCAAGCAAAACCTTTAATGGTTTTATTGATTTCTTTTTTAATTGTATCTGTAATATTGTTTTTATATATATCTAGGAATGTATGTTCTTCATTTGGAAATAAAAAGTCTTTACTAAACACACTATCATCTATTGTATCTTTTAAATCAGCTTCAGTTTTAATAAATTGTAAATCTTTCTTTCGCATTCTTGCTCTATAATATGGTGGTTTTCCACCCTTTTCTTTTGTTTTTGCTGACGACCAATCTTCACCTGGTGTATCCTCACCCTCTTTGGTAAACTTAAATGATTTTAACATTACCTCTGTTAAAAATGACCTCAAATGTCTAATCATCAACATATTTTTATAGTCTTTTGAAACCCAAGAATTTAACATTGTTTTTTCTTTTGATACATCAAAGTCCTCTCTATGAATGTCCAATGGTGTGTGGTTTAATATATCGGTTGATTGCATTAGATTTAGTAGTCCGTTGTTTCCGAAATATGTTCTATTTTCATACAAAAATTTTAGTTGTAGTAAGAAATCCATATAATTTTCTTTTGGAAAACCTGGTATCCAACCACCCACAAAATAAACCTTACTTTCGTATGCTGACTTCAAGAAAAAACTAACATCATCAGAAGTCTGCCCTTTCTCCATTAGTGCCAATATTTTATCAGAACCATTTTCTATACCAACATTCATATAATTTAAACCAACATTAACTGCTCTTGTTAATAATTCACCATCAAGTTTTCTATGCGTTCTAAAGTGTCCACCCCAATACATTTTTGGTATATTTTTATTTTCTATTTCAGTTTCTAACTTGTCCACAAGTTTTTTGAATAAAGGCATTGAACCATTGATTAGAGAGTCCGTAAACCAAAAATTATTAATACCAGTTTCTTCTGTCAATTTTTTCATATCCTCTACTATCTTTTCATTATTTTTATATCTGTATAATCTTGTCTCACTACAAAATGTACATTTGAAAGTACAACCTCTTGATGCTTGCATAGGTAATTGTAAATCCATATCAAATCTTTTAATCATATCTTTATATTCATCTATAATCTGTGGACTCCAACTAGGTGTTTCTAATTCATTTAAGTTTTGTGGTTCAGCATTTCCATTAAATACTGGAACTCTACCACTACGACCTTTTTTTAATATCGTAGGAAAACTTGGTGAGATTTTGTCCCAACGATAAATACCCTTTACATTTTCATAGTGTCCGTCTTTTAGATAACAATTAACTAAATCAGCTATTATTTTCTCTCCGTCTGTTGAACTACATGCGATATCAACGAACTCCCTGTAATTATCATTTTCCACAAGACCTGCTGATTCTGCAAACCAAGAGTAAGGGCCTCCATACCAAATCTGTATCTTTGGATTTTTTTGTTTTAAGTATCTGGCAATATAATCTGTTGTTAATATATTTGAAATGTAAGTAGTGAAAGATACAATATCATACTCTGCTAATTTATCTATATATTCGTGCCACAACTCTGTAAAGTGTGGTAAAATTTCTGTCTTGAAATTTGATTCTGAATTCCAAGGTGTATCGTTCCCCCAGTCTGAAAATTCTTTTATTCCTTGTTGTTTAGTGTATAGAGATGATAAAATATTTAAATCAACTTGTTCAACTTCAACATCTTTATTTTTGATGTGTGATTTTAAACTACCGATTGCAAATGATGGTGTTTCAACTGACCATTGTGGACATATTACTAGAGCTATCTTCGTCTTCATACAAAACAATCTCCTAACATCCAAGTTATTAATGAATATCTTCTACCCTTTGTGATTGATGTAACTCTATGTGATAAGAACGCTGGAAAGATTGTAATACTACCTCGTGTTCTTGGTGCAGTGTAATTATTTTTACCTGATTTATCTGTGATACCAAACTCTAAATTTCCACCCTCATATTTTGTTTCGTCTGATAGTTGGACAATAGCAGTTAGTTTTCTTAATGAAGTTTCTTTTGAACCCATATCAGTATGCCATTTGTATTTACCACCATTTTCATATCTGAGTATTTTTACCTTTTCCATTTCTTGTATATTGTATTTCCAAATAGACTGATTAGATAACTCAAACACCATTTTCAATTTGTTGTTTAGTTGTTCGTTATCTATACTGACTTCTTTATTATCACGAACCTCTTTGTTTAGAATATTTTCATCATAATTACCTGCGAGTTCTGATTCAGTTGGTTCACCTGTTTCTAAATATCTCATCAGTTTTTGACATTGACTGACTGATAAAAAGTTTTCTCTATGAACTACGAATTTAAAGTTATCATTTTGTATCATACGAAAGTATCTCCAACTGCCCAAGCAACACAAGAATATCTTTTACCTTTTGTTATCTCGGTGATTTGATGTCCTGCAAATGCTGGGTGAATAATTAATCTACCTGGTTTTTGTTCTATGGTTTTTCCATCAAAAAATTTAAACTCTCCACCCTCATAATCGTCATTTAACGATACAATACAAGTTAATTTTAATGAACTATATTGGTCGATTGGATAAAAGTCTGAGTGTGGATTATACCAATCCCCTACATCATATCTATGACATTGTATTCTGTTTCTATAAATACCTTTAATATTATATTTGTAATGAACTTGGTTTGCTATTGAAATGGCCTCCCAGAATTTATCTAAATATTTTTGTTCATTTGTTTTCTTAATATTCAATAAACAAATACTATCCTCTTGTTCAAAGTATTTAGTTTTCTTTCTTTCAGAGTATTTATCTGCTTTTTTGATAATGTATTCACACTCCTCTTTTGTAAAGAAGTTATCTTTTGTCACTATCCATTTGAAGTTATTATTTAACTTCAAACTATCCATATCTATTGGTTTATACATTTTACTCCTATCTGAAATGGTCTCCGACAAATAATTCTTGAATTACATATCGTTTACCTTTTGTGACTGGTGTTACATTATGACATAGAAATGCCGGAAATAATGTCAGTGAACCTTTTAATTTGTTCATTGTATACCACTCTTTTGTATCTTTATCCTGAATACCGAATTGAACATCTCCACCTTCATATTCACTCGGGTCGGTTAATTGAACAATCCCCACAATCTTTCTATTGGAACAACTACCCGCGTTAAAATCTGTATGCCAACCATAAAAACCACCTTTGGTATATTCTATAAGTTTTAGTTCATCATCACAACCATCAACATCAAAATGAAAAACACTATCATTAACTATATTTACCATTTGGAACATTTTATCTTGTAGCCATTTCCAATCTTTATTGGTTTTGTCTGGTCTAAACTCGTTGTGTGGTTGGTCAAATAAATACCACTCATTAGTTTTTCTAATTTCTGGTAATATTGCTGTTCCATTTTCATCTCCAACACAACCAATAACATCTTGTTCTGATTCTATTATATCTTTTAATAATTCATCACATTTTTCTGGTGAAAAAAAGTTTGGAATTTGGATTGAAAATTTAAAATTGTCGTTATATGTCTGACTCATCTGATACTAAAACCCTATTCGCAAAGTAATTCTTGCCGTTGTCTGTATTATCTATATTATATGTAATTTCATTAATATCAAGTTTTTCAACACTAATCACACTTACTTTGTTTAACTCATCATTTAAAACTTCATCACCAGTTTCTAATGGTGCTTTATAATCTCCACCAACATAAAATGGGTGGTCATCTGTTGCTTTAATTTCTGTGTTATCACTAAACTTATATTTAACTAAATTGTCGTGTCTTATTTTTGTAATCTCACCTACAATTGAATTCTGTAATTTTCCAGTTTCTTCATCATAAGTTTTTATTTCTGTTCCTGGTTTAATCTTTTGTATGTTTTCATAAGTTCCGTCTGCCAAAGTAATCATAGTATCACCTGTGAAACATTTTCTTGGTGGAATATTGTGAACTAAAATTTCTGATGTAAAGTAGGTATCAATGTCCTCTACATCTAGTGAATAATATGGATTATCTTCTCCTACTTCTGAAACTGATGTAACTTCAACTTCATTTCCGTCCTTATCAAATAAATAATCCCCTATTGATATTTCATTTGGTTTTGCAAATGTCCAAGTATCACCTTGTTTCAAAAAGTATCTTGCACCTTTCATCATTGATTGATTCATAACTGGTATTTTGATACTATTATTCACTAAATAATGTCCAAAATGATTATGAACAAAAGTTCTAACCACAACTGAACCTGATGCCACTGAACCACTTAAATCGTTAGTTGAATATGATAACCAGTCCTGATAGAAAAATTCGTCTGGTAATCCAACTGGTTTGTATGATTTGACTACATCTCCTACCTGAACATCTTGAACTTGTTTTGTTGAACCATCATACATTTGTATCAAACTACCACTCACACTCGAATATAAAAGAGCATTGCTCAAATGATATCTATCACCAGTCAAAGATAATTTTGGTGCCTCTGAAAGTGGGAATTCCTCTTTGTCCTCTAATAATACTTGTTTAGTTGGTGTCATTAGATAGTTCATCTTTCTTGTCATTAAATAACCCTCGTTGTTTAATGTACTACCACTTGAAATTAAAAACTCCTCAATTAAATATGAACCACTATCAACGGCATTTTGATAAGTAGGATTTGAGTCTACATATTTGTAGAATTGCATTCCACTTTCTCCGTGTGTTGTCGCGTGTTCCGTAGGAACTCTTACTAAAAAATCTGGGTGATATGAATTTGATGATACAAATGAACCCGTATTAAATAATGGAACTAAACTTGCACTCTCGGGTGAATTACTTAAAATATTTCTAAATGTAGTTTTACTATATGAACCACTAACTATATTTAGTAATGTATCATCACTATACCAAGGTGTCTGCATAAACAAATGAAAATTACTTGAGTAGTCTGTGTTTCCTCTTTGTGAAAAGTATGTGTGTGATGTATTATCATTATACTCAAAATTTACTGAAATGTTATGTCTTGCAAAACTTGCACTGATTATTGGTTGTTGTATTGTTGATGGATTTGTTTTTCCGTCAGTAGTCCCGTAAATATAACAAGTATTACACCCAACTTCATTGACATAATCAGATATTTTATTAATAAATGATTGTTGTGATGATAATGAACCATACATACCACAATTAGTATTCATTTCGTGAAAATAAATATCTCCCGTGGTATCTTGTTTGATATAATCTATACCTGCAAGAACACCTACATTGGTGTTTGAAGGCCAACCACCTGCACTTCCTGTGATATAATTTAAATGATTTTCTACTTTTGTTTGAACTGACATAATTTTTTCCTATATATAAATATCAATTTAGTCCATTTTAGTGAATATATTTTCTTTCATAACTGATAATGCTGGTGTATTCCAATCCTCTAACTTAATCATAGCAGTTTTGTATCCTTGTTGAACTATTTCATTACATCTTAACCATACTAAATCACTACCTAATCCTTTATTTCTATGTTCTGGAAACACATAACGATTACATAAATAAGGATATCGTCTATTCCAATCTATAAAACACCAACCACCTTCAACCATATAAAATGACCAGTTATTTTGTAGTCTGTGTCTTAAATCAGATAAATCCCACTCTTCCCAATCTTTACCAAATGAGTCCTTAAATTGATTTAATTCTCTTAAAACATCAACTTGAACCTCGTTCCATTTCATTTGTTCCCAACTATTAAACTCCTGATACTTTGGAACTGGTCGTAATAAATATCTACTTAAATCTATCTTGTAATACATTTTCTATATTTTTCTTCTGTGTCTTGCTCTCTAATTATCCACTCTGGTAAATGATAAGTATCGTGTTTCTCAACATAACCATTTTGTTTATCATCTGGAACTTTTCCGTCTATTTCATAAAACTTTATTTCATCAGTAAAAAAGTCTTTTGACCAAAATGTAGTTTTTTCCCATAAGTGATTAAAGAAAGTTAAAATAGTTCCTACTTTACAAAACCTTAGTATGTGTATTGGAAACAACATAAATAATTTATCCTGAACATAAGCGTCAAAGAATATAGCATCAAACTTTTTATTAAGTTCTAAGGTTTTCCAATCACCAGAAACTATTTCTGTATTAGGTTTATCTTTTGCCCATTCAACTGCTTTTTTGTAAACTTCATCATTAAGTTCAATGATTGTGTGTGATTTTATATCTTGTTCTTGGATATAGTTTGCACTTATACCCATACCGAAACCAACTTCTAAAATGTGTCCACCATTACGACAAGTTATTTCTGCGTGAGCTTTCATAATGGGGTCTTCCCAATCACCCATTACATAAAGTTCATCTCTATCGTCAAATAATATTCTATTCTCGTAATGATTTAACTTTTTTTCTTTCCATTGTTTATCCTGTGGATTCAATTCCACTACCCTCAATCATATTTTGTGGTATGGCTCCACAATTTCCACAACTAAAAACTTGAACTGGAACAATTGCTTCTTTACCTGTTGGACTCATCAGTGCAGATATTTTCTTTAAAAAGAACGCTTGAATAAATGATGCGTTTCCACACTCTTGACATTTAATAGTATCTGTTTTTGACAAATCTATTTGAAGTCCTTCTTCTCTTGGTGGCATTCCTTTTGGATGACTACTCATTTGATACTCCCTATTAATTCTACAAACATAGCCATAACATTGATTTCTTTATCCACTACAACTGCGTCTGATTGTTGATACTTTGATAAAATCAATATACACTCTGCGATATGTCCTTTCCCCCAATCATCAACTGTATCAAACATTAATCTAAACAAATCTGAAAAATCAGTGACTTTTGAGTCTGCTAATAATTGTCTAATATTTTGAAATGACGATTTTTTGTCCTGAGTTTTTAATATTTCCAAGACTTTCGTTTTGTAATCGTTTTGTGTTATAGTGTTTTCATCAATTACTAATTTACCATTTACAACTTGTCTTTGAGAACCATTAATTACTCGT